AGGCGTTTGGTGGAGCTGCTTGGACGGCTTCATCTGCGCTTATCTTCTATTGGGGAGCCCTTGCTCTTATCCATCAGATGGTCCGTGGCGAGCCGAAGAACGACGAGTACTGGGGGAAGACGCTGGCTAAGGAAATGGCAGGCGTTGCGACTGGCACCCTGCCTTTCATCAAAGAAACTTCCTACGCCCTACTCCACGGAGAGTACGCGAAGGCAAGCATTCCACTGACTGCGGCGATGGATGTGCCAAGGCGCTGGTATCGCGATGTTAAGAAGTGGTCGTCGAAGGTGCAGCTGGATAAACCATCGACCTACTCACCTCCGGCCCAGACATCGTTCGAGCTTGCGGGTGTCTTTGGTGGTGTGAAGGTGACGACGAAGCAGATGGGACGTTGGCTAGAGTCGATACAAAGGATGGCAAGAGGGGAAGAGCAGCCGCCCTCAACTTTTACTGATTGGCGTCGACTCTTCGTCTATGGTCGCCAAAAGCCGATTGGCACTAAGGGCAAGACTCCGGTTAAGTCATACTGATATTGCCGTATAAATGGTTTATAGGGCAATACGAGAGAGGACAACATGACCGTCTCGAACCAAACTTCAGCCGTGACCTACATCGCGAACGGCGCTGTTAATAGCTGGGCCTTTACATTCCCGGTGACGCAAGAAAGTCATCTTCAACTAAAGCTTAAAGACACGACCGGAGTGCTGAGCACGATCCCACCGAGCGCCTACTCGGTGTCGGGGATAGGCTCTCCGAATGGGGGCTACGTTGTCTATCCCCTTGCGGGCGATCCGGTAGCTCCCGGCTGGCGCGTTCGCATTCAGCGCGTAGTCCCTCTTATTCAGCAGATCGACATCGTTAATCAGGAGGCCTTCTATCCAGAAGTGGTGGAAGCAGGCGCTGATTACAGTATGTTCGTGATGCAGCAACTCAACCAAAAGATTGATGATTACTTGGCTGGGGATCGCTGGGACTAGCTAGTGTACCCAGGTGGGCGTGGTAAAGGCTTGTAGGCTCGGTGTCCTGAAGGTGTTAAGAGGTGCTCACAATGACCAGTTTTGACGAGAAGCTGAAGAAGCCGCTCGACGTTATGAGCGGGAACACGCTCAGCCAGAAAAAGCGTCGCAACACTTTCCATGACGGGCTGCCCAGTCTTCCCCGCCATCTTCCACATGAAGTGCCAGCAATCCTCGAGAGCTTGCGAGTCGCCGCCCTTGAGCATAGCACGAAAGATGTCGGGCATAAGCATCTCAGCCTCCAAAAGCCAGTCGAGCGCAACTTGATAATGCTCAATTTCTATCGTCTGCGAAGCTCCCCAGGCTATCGCGGCTATTATGCACAGCTTCAAAAGGTGGGCAGTCCGCCTGGGGAGATAGGAAGCGAGCCGTGGGTGGTCGGGAGTGGGGGGACCCCCAGCCATGACCCAGTTTATCAGGGCGGAGGAAGCCTCTTTTGAGAAGTTCAGCTCCCCTTTCTTGTCTCCGATGATCCGAAGATCTTTTATTAAGCCGGTCAGGTCTACAGTTGATAAAGACTCAAATGGGTTTCGACGCTCGCTGATCCCACAGTAAACCATTATATTTCTCGAGATGAAACCCTGATCCCAAGCTCCCTCCGGCATGAACTTGCCAAGATAGGATGGAGTGGTCCCGCAGACTATATTGAAGAATGGGTGCTCGATTGTGATGGAGAGGTCCTTGGTCCGACGTTTCTCGCTATAAGGAGTTCCATCGTAAATGTCAGTAAGAGTGGACATGAAGGCGTGTTCGTAAGCTGGGAGCAACACTCCCATCTCACTAATAGCAGCGGTAAGCGCATTGAAGTTCCCGTATGGAGTCCCGAAGAGTAGATGTCGCTTTGCGTCGTCGAGTTCATCGATGAAGCTCGCTCGGGTTAGAGACGAAGAGCCTTTGTGATGCTCTTGGAGAAATGACCATAGCTGATTGACCCGAGCCAAGATGATGGACTTGCCAACACCAGGCGGGCCGATCAGCATTATGTAAAGGTTCGGGTAGAGCTGAGTGCCTCTAGAGACTATCCATATTTTCCTCTCCAATGCTCCTGCGATCGCTGATATGCCAGCCCACTTCCTGAAGATTGGTGGAGAGGCTGTATCAGCGGTCTGTTCAACGAATAAGTCTATCCACGATTTGCCTCGCCCATTTTCCACTTGCTTAGCCCTTGAGGGTTCTCGTCTGATTTCGGTGCCCAATTGTAGCCGGTCTTGACTTCAGCGGGGATGACAAGATTTCTACCGCCTCGAAGCCGAACCGGATACTCAAACAACTTAAGTACCTGAGGCAGGATTTCCGCTTCCTTTTCCTCAGGGTACTGAAATAAGATACTGTCATGCACTTGCAAGAGCAGCTGAACTATGTTAGCGCGCCAGACGTTAAGCATCACGCGATTGAGTATCTCGACGGAGACGCTCTGTGGCTCGAAAGCAACCGCTTCCCTTAGAGTGTCTTGATCGTTCCGAACCACCTCCGCATTCCCATGAAAGTGGTCAGCTGGCCTTTGAGCCTGAGTTCTTCTTCGACCCAGAGGTGCCACTTTTTGATCGCTTCGAACTTCGTGAAGTAAGCTTGTTGGAAGTCCTTGATGACCTGGACTGGCATCTTGGAATGAAGTGCCATTGTATGGGGCTGTCCCATGTAGTTAGAGCCGTGGCCGAGACGCTTCGCCATGTACCGGATCGAGTGCTGACGGTAATGAGGCCGTTCCGCGAGGACCTTATCAGCGTTGGGATCACCTGTCCATCCGAGGTTTGGCATAATCCCCTTAGCAACGACAGTATGCAGATCTCCGGACTCGCAAGCATCTAGGTAAGCTCCATCTCCAAAGAGGTTCCAACAGATTGCACCGACAACTCGACTTTCGGCCTGTTCAAGATCGATGTTTCCAAGTTTCATTCCCTTATCTGCTACGAAGATCCGTCTGAGCCCTTCTTCGATGTTCTGTAAGTTAGTCCCTGTCTCGAGGTCGGCCATGCTTGAAGAGAAACGGCCCGTCTCTGTTCCTGCAATGTTAAAGGAGGTTCGCATTCGATTGTCAGCGTCAATTCGAGTTTTAAGCACACCGACTTTCTTTTGGATTTCCCTAAGAGCAAGAATGTGGTTGATAATGGGCTGGGCGACGAAGTAGTTTGTAAGCTTTTCGAGAGCACCTCGATTGACTGTCGGCACCATCTCACCAGCTCCATTTCGCTTTCTGACAGGAGGGATACCGAGGACGCCATAGAACAGCTCCATAAGTTGTTTGGGAGAGGACCATTTGCAGGTAGTGCCAACACCTTCGAGGAGGATGCGGTCGAGCTGGGCTGAGAGACGTTTAGTCCGCTCGCCGTAGTCAATGAGGAGACGATCCCGCTCGATTAAGTCTATCTTCACCCCACGCAAGTTCATCTCCAGAACGGGGGCTTGGAGAGCGAAGCGTAGGGCGTAGGTCTCTTTGGTAATGGGGTCGAGCTGCTCTCTAATAACTCCACAGATCTCGTGTGTTAAACAACAGTCGAGTCCGTTGTAAGTCCACTGCTTTTCCATCTCGCCCATGTGAGGGGAGATATGCTCGGTCTGGATTATTCGCATGGCTCGTACAGCCTCCCAAAGTCGTCATCATATACTCCGTAAGGTATTCCATTGTAGCCTTGAACAATCCAGTCGCCATTGATAACAAATTGGGCTCCTTCATGAGTTCGAAGCGAAGTACCTGTCTCACGGCAGACAGCCCAACCGTACTCAACACACTTCTCGAACCAATCAGGAGTGGGATCAATTCCATAGCGAAAGGCCTCGACGTAGATCGCTCTGACTTTATATCTCATAAGCCAAGCTCCTCCAGATCAATCTTCGATACTTTCGTCTGCTTTCTTGATACCTTAGTATCACGCACTTGCTTTTTCATGAAGTCAGGCCAATCTGGGGGAGCTTCAGGCAAAAAAAGGGGGACGGTAGTGCTGTTAGACAATACTCTTAACTCGTCGAGCGCACAAACCCAATAAGGATAGGCTCGCCAACCACCAGTTGTGATCCACCACGGCCCAGGGTCTGAGTCAGTTCCCTCGAGTTCCTCAGCGATCGCGAACTCAGGCACGCCCCGCACGACATGAGCTATGAGATAGGTCACTTGTCCCTCCTTTCCTGTATCTTAGTCGAGTCGCGCATTATCTTCCATGAGGCCTCGTTTGTGTACACGCTTCCAAGATAGCCAAGGCCTTTTTTAGCCTCTGGTTGAAGTGCATGGTGCATAAGCATGGTGTCGTCAGCGAAGTTGTTGACAACAGCCCCGGCTCGTCTCCAGAGAAAGCCAATGTCGTACAGTCCATTCTGTGCGGTCTTTCGGGCAGGAAAGCCGAGAATAGTCTTGACCCAGAACCAAGCTCTTTTTTCATCTTCCGCACTCCAGTACGACCACCCGTTCTTGCGGTAGTCGAGAAAAGGCACGACGAGGGCGATCTTCTCTGAAGGGGCGAAGCCTATGCAAGTGATCTCACCGAAAGCAGTTTCTATGTCGAAGGCGATTTCTTGTGCTCGTTCGAGGTAGGTGGCGGCGAAGAGTCTGATGTCGGAGATGCTTTT